CGTCATTGGCTGTAAGTACTACTAAACAAACGGCGTTCTTACTAAGACTAGCACCTAGTGTTTCTAATGCTATTATAGGCGATTTAGGCGAAAGAGAACTTTTAAATAGAGCTCAATTGTTACTACAGGGTATCGAAGTAACATCAGATACTGGCGCCGGCGGTATCGTTGTTGAAGGAATCCTAAACCCTAAAAACTATCCTACCAACCCTGCAAATGTTGCATGGGCAGGGCTAGCAACAGAAGCTCAAGGTGGACAGCCTAGCTTTACACAAGTAGCTCCGGGTAGTTCGGTAGAATGGACAACCGGTGTAACAGCTACAACAGCAAATCTTTCACATGCTAACTTACTTTCGGGCACTGCTATTGCTAATGACGATAGTGGCAGCAGGAGTAACTACTTGTATATGAGATATGATGGCGGTCAAGGTACTAGTGATATTAATTTACAAGTAGGGGACACAGTATTTACAAACCAGACTGACGGGAATAATAACTTTCCATCAGGTACTACAGTTACATACATTAACGGTCCTTATATATTCAATGGAAATTTAGAAGTTGAAGTTGGTCTATCTAGAAGACCAAATCAAAGAACAGATGAAAACGATGTAATACAATTTAGAAGAGGCGGCGACTTTACAAATGATAACAAGATCTTTGCTACTGCTGCATCATTTAATGCAGCAAGCCCAACAGTAGGTACTGCTGCTACAGCAACAAGTGCTGGCACGTTCCCTGCTAACACATTGATACAAAGCATACAAGAAGAATCATTTGCAGGAACAACATATTATCGTGTAACATTTAACAATAGTTTTAGTGGAACACTTACAGCAAACACAGGCACTATTACGCTAACATTTGAAGAACCACCGTTTGCTCAGCCAGGCGAAACAGTATTTTCGTTTATTGCTACGCCCGGAGAACGTTCTATGTTGTCTTTAGAAAAGTTACAAGCACTTACAAATACAACATTGGGTGGTAGAGGTACATTCCCAAATGGTCCAGATGTACTTGCAATTAACATCTATAAAACTACTGGGGCAGAGGTAAATAGTAACGTGATTTTAAGATGGGGTGAAGCACAAGCCTAAAGGGCTTGTGCAAACTCTAAAAGATTGTCAAACACATATGTTTGTTTCTTTAGTTTTTTGTAAGTAAATTTATTAAGTTCTTTTTCTGTTTCTAGACCATATCCAGTTCTTACAAGTACGGGTCTTGCACCTACTTTTGCAGCAGCTTTTAAATCACTTAACTTATCTCCTACGTAGAATCCTTTTTTAAATTTGATTTGCGGAAATTCTTTCTCGCATCGTTCAAACATTCCAGTATTTGGTTTTGCATACATGTCGTCTTTGAGACTACTTGTGCTATAATACAATGCATCTATACTAGGACAGCCTGCATCTCCGAGAAGTTTAAACATATAATCATGTATCTTGTCGACATCTTGCGTTGATAATATGTTTTTAATTATTCCTCCCTGATTGGTAATTACAACTACTTTGTGTAACTTTTGTCGAAGCAAAGCAATAGCCTCTAAGCTACCTGGAATAGGAACAAAGTCTGCAGGTTTTGTTACATATGTTCCTAAATCTTCGTTTATAGTACCGTCACGGTCAATGCCTACTACGCAGTTTGTATAAATGCTCGGATCGTCAACCTGTTCAGGTCCCCACATACTATTCATTAGATTTCTCTACAACCTTTTGACTATCTCCTGGAATAATTCTATAATTGTCTTCTACACTATCTGGAGTACTTACTTCAGTAATGCTACTGCCATCTTCGAGAGCTTCTAATTGGTGCGGCAAACATGGAGGATTGTTCCATACATCGCCTTCTTTTAGTTCTGCCTCAATAAGTTGAGCATTACTTGGATCAATATAGCGCAGTTTAAACTTGCCGCTGTTTACAAACCATGTTTCGTCTTTTTCTTTATGGAAGTGCATCGAAAACTTATTGCCTGCTTTTTCAAAGAATAATATCTTTCCACAATACTTTTCGTTAGTAGCAAAGATAAGTTCGTATCCCCATCCTTTTTCTACTGCACCGTTTAATCTTGTCGGGTTATCTGTCATTGATGTAATCCTCTATTTTAGTCCATTCTATGTCTATACTAGTAGTTAACTTATCTGTGTTTGCACACGTATATTCCTGATATTGTCCTTTTAAATTATCAGGCATTGGAATATAATTTATATCTGCATTATACTTTTTAGCGATTGACCTTGCTACAGTTTCGAAACTCTCTGCATTTCCAGTACCTACATTATAGATACCAGATTGATCTACACTTAACATCTTTTCGTGTACGGAGCAAACGTCCTCTACACATACAAAATCTCTTTTATAGATTTCACTATTTTCAAATACTTTAATTTCACCTTCTTTAGCTTGATTTATAAACTTAGTATATGGACTAGCCATATTACCTTTTTGTTCTTCACCGCTCTTTCCATATACATTAAAGTAACGCATACCTTGTACAATAACTTGAAAATGATCTAAGTTTTGTGTAACAAATCTGTCAAACAAATACTTTGTCCAAGCATAAGGACTTTGCGGCTGCAGAGGTCCGTTTTCAGTAAAATGTGTAGTAGGTCCATATACACTTGCACTAGATGAGTATTGAAAGTTTACACCCATCATATCGCATGCTTGAAGCAGTCTTAGACTGTGTTCGAAATTTTGTTCCATTATTGAATCAACATCAGTTTCTGTTGTAGAACTGTTTGCACCTATATGCATTACCCAATCATATCTACTAGGGTCTGGAATAGTATTAGGAATATATTCCCATCCTTCAACTTCGTGTCCTTGTGCTTGTAAATGTAATGCAAGGTTCGAACCAATAAAGCCTTTATGACCTGTTACTAATATCTTCATTTTTAATTATATCCATAAAAAATACTTGTGTAAGTCTAGAGTACTCTAAACTTTTTCCAAAACCGAAATTGTTACTACGATGATATTGAAATCCATTATATAAAATTAGTCGATTATATACGTTTCCTATATTAATTGTTTCTTCCCATTCATCTTCGTTTCTTAAGTTTTCACCGTTATGTTGATATCCATAAATTAATCCATCTTTATGTCTAAATATACTTGTTCCGTATTCTAGTGGAGCATCAGGAGTCAAGTATAACACGCCTGCTAAATCTTTTGTATCGTGATGAATCCAATTATCGTCTTCGTATTCTGTACAAATTTGGAATTGCTTACTTGCACCTTTATGTTCTACCGAAGTGCCAATAAGTTCATTTAATTTGCTTTCTAGTTCTTGATCATATGATTTGTTATCCCAAGAAGCTCTTACTCCCGGAAATTGACCTCTACTGTTAAAGTTAAGTTGTAATGCAAATTCTCTAACTTGGTCGGGGTTATCTAAAAAGTTATCAATAACCATAAGATTAAGATCCATTTATTTCTCCAATCAGTTTTGTTGTAGAATGTCCTTCGACTGTAGGTACAATATGTACATCAGCTAAGTTGTGACCAACAACTTGTTCTACTGTATAATCGCCACCTTTTACAATTACATGCGGCTTTAATTCTTTAATTAATTCGTACGGTGTATCTTCGTTGAATACAACTACTTGATCAACCCACGGTAATATTTCTAATTGACTAATGCGTTTCAGTTGATTGTTAATAGGGCGTGTTTCTCCCTTAAGACGTTTAACACTTGCATCCGAATTGATACCTACAATTAGTTTTTCTCCAAGGTTTTTTGCTTCTGCTAATAGCTGAAAATGGCCCTTGTGCAGTATATCAAACACTCCGTTAGTAAACACTATGCGATCTTCTAAATCACTTACAGCAAGCGTGTATGTGCCTACATGTGTAACGGCTTCAGTAGAACCCTTAATAGCAAGTTCGATACAATGTTTATAATTATATCCTTTTGTAAGTCCATATACAAATGCTGCTAGGAAACAATCTCCTGCACCAGTAACATCGTTTACTTCTACAGCATCAACTGGTATATCATATACTACGTTGTCAATACTTGCAACAACATTTTCTCCAGCATTGGTTGTAATAATATTATCTTGCCAGTTAGTAAACCCAAAGTCGCCAAACTCTTTGTAGTTGGGTTTTACAAGCCAAGCACCTTTGTAGTGATTTGCATGTTCTTTAGGATCTACAATTACTTTGCATCCGAATGTGTTTAGATGTTCAATAATTTTTAAAGATTCGTCTAGTGTGCCTTTGTTGTAGTCACTTAGAATAACATACTCGTAATCACTAAAATCTCGTAATAGAATATAATCAAGTAATTGTTTGCTGTCTGCGTGATAATCGTCATCAATGCGTGTAACATAATGTCCGTCGCAAATTACTCTAGTTTTGACACTTGCTTTGTCAAAGATATCAACTAACTCAACATCAACTCCTAAACTTTTTAGATTCTCATATACAAGTCCTGCGCCGCCAAGTGTTTCGACTTCGTGCTTGTATGTAATTACAGGCACAGGTGCCTCTGGACTCAAGCGTGTACTTGTGCCGTAAATATATTTGTCGATTATTATATCACCGATAATTAAGACTTTCATAACTTATTATACTATAGAGATTGATCTGTGTCAAGTAAATTAATGGTTTCAAATACTGTTTTTAATTTTGTTAAATTTACTTTACTTTGAAGAGTATTGCGTAATCCGTGGTGCAAAGGCTTTGGCCATTTAGTAAAACTACACCAAGCATAGCCGTCATGTTCATTGTTGAGTTTAGGAATAAATTCTTCTTCGATTACGCACAAGTATGTATGAAAATGAAATCTACTGTCGGGTGAAATAAAACTTTCTAAAGGAAGTGTTTTACGTATCTCAGGAAAAAATCCGATTTCTTCGGTAATTTCTCTTTGTAGACCTTCCCAAGGAGTTTCACCTTCTTCGTTTCCGCCACCAACAAGTCCCCACATTTCGCTCTTTCGTCCGCCCACACGATGTAAGAATAGAAATCGATTTGTTGTAAGGGTATAAAAGAGAGCGCCGCTGCAAATAATATTATTCATAATAATAATTATCCTGCGAGTTCTATTCTCCAGGTGCCAACTGGATAATCGCCGTCAACTGATTTCAGCCATTCTCCGTTATCAAATCTGTATTGTGATTGTGTATTAAGATTAGTAGTATAGGTGGTTTCTGTTGTAGTACTTGCATCAAAAATAATGTTCCATTTACTACCATCCCATTCTATAATATCGTTTGCTTTGGCTACTAATCCAGTTCCGTCATTATTAGTCCATGCTTGTGCATGTACAGTTTCTCCAACTTTTCCGATATCTTCTAATATTAACAGTCGCAATCCGCTTACTAATATATTGAGAGGATTAAATGTGGTAGGATCTATAATGTAATCTATACTTGTTCTTCCTTCGATAATAGTATCTTGGGGGAAAGTGTCTTCGTCAAAGTCTATTTGTATCTGAGTATCGTCTAATGGGTTTTGGGCAAATGTGCCTGTTACAGTAATATCTGTATCTAGGTTTGTAAGATATATTCTACTTACACCTGCACCATATTGTCCTGGCAATGCTTCGAATATTTCACTCCAATTTCTACTACCAACTCTGCCATTTGCATAAAGTTGGGCTAAACTATTTTCTAAGTATACGCCGTATGTATTGTAATTGACATTCGCCATTTCTTTTGCAAGTATTGTGCTTGCTTTTTTACCAAAGGAATTTTCTGTTGTACCTGCAACTGCAATGTCGTCAAACTGATTAAGTTGAGGTACACTTACTCCGTCTTCAATAGTACCTCTGTTTTCATCAAACATACTAGTGATGATATTTGTAACAACGCCCATTTTCTTAACTTTAACAGGCGGACTGATATAGATAGGAACACTAAATGTTAGTGTTGCAATATCTATTTCACTGTCAACTCCTATCGGAATACTACGATTTGACCAGTTTACATTTTCAAGATTTACAACAGTAATAGCAGTCCAATCGACAAAGTTATCACTCTTTTGCATTTCTAGGCTAGGATTAAATAATACCAATATTTGTTCTAATATTTGTAATTTTTGATCTGTATTACTTGCCCATATATCTGCATTTAATCTCATTATATACGGAGTAGGCATTAAACGTTCGACAGTGTAATTTTTACCTTGATAGTTTTCGTATTCGCCTGTTTCTTCATTAAACGCTCGTTCTCTAATATTAGATTTTTTTACAAATGTAGCATCGTGCAGTCTAGATTTATCTAGTTCTAATCCTGTAATATAAACACTTATTCGAGGAGCACTAGGTAATTTATTTTCGCTATTTTCTCTAATAATGTTAGCAACTTGTCTAGTTAAGTCGCCATACATTACAGGTACATCCTTAACCGTCCCTTTACCGTCTTTAACTGGAAAGTTACTTAGTATGCGCATCATCTGCGTAGTATACTTTCTTATTTGTCCGTCATAAAAGTGTAGCATTAATTATCTGCCCTTGGTCTAAGTGCTTTAGTGAGACTTTGTCTCTCTTCAACTTGTTCGCCGCCTATATCACCAGTTTTTTCGTTGTTGATAAACTGTGTCTTATAAGTTTGTCTTTCGAGTGTATTACTTAACTCCATGCGCACATCGTCTTGTACTTTAATCCAACGTGTACCGTCATACTTAAACATTCTGTTTGGCAAAAAGTCTGTACGTAAAAAGTAATCGCCTTCTTGCTTATCTCTCGGAAATTGTATACCAAATCCAAACGGAGCTCCATTCGGAGTATCACTTCCTGTACCTACAAGATATCCTGTGTAACCTTCTCGGTCAGGTCTATCAGTAACTTCGTCGGCACCTATACTAATATTGCTTGCATCTAAGTCAGTTTCGTCTGCTGTTTTAAGTGCAACTGTACCGTCGTCATTTGTAGCAACGGTATAATAGTGATCAATGTCAAAACCGCTTTTAGGCGAGTCAATTTCGGCCTGTGCAACAACTGCATTATTAATTTGCATCTCTGTTTCGTATGTTGATAGTAAGTCTCGAAGTGTTGTATCACTGCCTTCTGCTGCTGGTAAGTCTAGTATTTCTGCATATTCTTGACTATCGTATATTTGCTTTAGTTTTAGTCTATATAGATGCGGATACCAAGTGTGACTAAATCCTTCTGCTGCACGATTAATATCTTCTATTACATAAAATCTTTTTAATGCTATATCAAAGTCATTTAATGCATATTCGTCTTTTAGATGAGGTAATTCGATTACATCACCTGATATAGGCTTTCTACCTAATGTTTTTACGATACTATTAATATGCACAGTAAGAAATAGTGTGTCATTACTTAGAAATAATCCAAATGCACTTAAATCAAAGTCAATATCTTGTACATTATAAATACCTCGGGTACTATAAACATCTGGATCGTACTTTCTATCTCTATTTTCGAGAAATAACAAATCCTGTATATTTGTTTCTTTAACAGTGTCATATTCCGGCTGTGTTGAACTTCGGTCATCATCTGACGGCGATTCTGGTCCGATATATTTGTGTATGTTTACATCTGTGCCGCCGATAGTAAACATTTCATAAACTTGTTTGTCTATGAAATGATAATCATTGCCGCGTTCTGGTTTATATAAGCTAAGTCTTGGCATATACATATTTATCGCATACGATAAATACTATGTGGAGAACCTGTATGGCAGATTTAGCAACTAAAAAACAAGAAGTATTTGACTATGTAAACGCAATGTTAGGCGGAGGCATGGTTGACGTAGAACTTGACCCGATACATTATGAAACTGCACTGAATAAAGCACTTACACGCTTCAGACAACGTTCAGACAATTCAGTAGAAGAGAGCTATTTATTTCTAACAACGGTAGTAGATCAAAACGAATACACACTGCCAAACGAAGTAATTGAAGTTCGCAAACTATTTCGTAGAAGTGTAGGTTCAAGAACTGGAGGCGGTGATGGCGGCACTGTTTTTGAACCATTTAACCTTGCGTATACAAATACATATTTGCTTAGTAGTTCTCAGCTAGGCGGATTAGCAACATATGATTTGTTTGCGCAGCACCAAGAATTAGTAGGTAGAATGTTCGGTAGCTTCATTGAATTTAAATGGAACACAACAACTAAGAAACTTACATTATTACAGCGTCCTAGAGCTCAAGAATCTATAATGTTATATGCATATAACTATCGTCCAGATGAACAATTATTGGACGATTATCTTGCAAAATCTTGGATTAGAGATTTTACTCTTGCAATTTGTAAAATGATGTTAGGCGAAGCACGTTCGAAGTTTGCTACTATCGCAGGACCTCAAGGCGGAAGCACACTTAACGGCGATGCACTTAAAGCAGAAGCACAACAAGAGATGGAAAAGCTAGAAGCAGAAGTTAGTACAGCAGTCCCAGGCGGAGTTGGCTACGGCTTCACTATCGGCTAAAAAGTACCTGAGTTTACGCTAACATTTTCATATGCTGTAAATACAATATAACAAAGGAGTTACTATTGTGTGCAGTCCAATTGTGCGTAAAGAAGCCAACCGCTTTTACTGGATAGTAAAAGGCTCATTAATCCCCCGTTCATGGTCCGACAAAGATGTAGAAGGTGTATACGATAGCTATATGAAACGCATCTGGGGCAATCACGAAAATTGTGTTCACGAAAGTGGATTTTCTACTGCTTGGGCAGCAAGAGAAGCAGAAATTTACAACGAAGATATTGACAAAATTGCAGTATTAGGATACGATTAAGGTTGACAACGCAAACTAAGATGCTATAATATATGTATTCTTAGAGGAGTTTGTATGTTACCTAAATTACTAGTTGTTGGACACGGCCGCCACGGCAAAGATACTGTATGCGAAATGTTAGAAGTATACGGATATAAATTCCAATCATCATCTAAGTTTTGTTCGGAGTTGTTTATATTTGACGAACTAAAGGACAAATACGGTTACGCTAACGAAGAAGAGTGTTACGCAGATCGTCACAATCATCGCACCGAATGGTATAATATGATACACAATTATTGTAGTGATGATTTAGCAAAGCTAGGGCGTAACTTGTTTGCTAAACATGATATCTATTGTGGACTGCGCAACAAGCGTGAGTTTTTTGCAATGCAAAATGAAGAATTATTTGATGTTGCTATCTGGGTAGATCGCACAGATCACTTGCCTACTGAAGATCCTAGTTCAATGAGCATTGAACAGTGGATGTGTGATTACACAATTGATAACAATGGCGACTTAAACAGGCTTGAACAGAACATTGCCATATTGATGCGTAATCTTTTTAAAAATCGGGGCGTAGGTCTCCCTGCTTCCACTTCACTCCGGTTTTTTGGAGAATCCTTTGGCAGTTAGCACATACAGTTTTTAAGTTTGTTGGTCGGCAATTATTTAAATCTCCGTCAATATGGAACACATTAAATTGTTCTTTGTGCTTACTAGTATGTCCGCACTTTTCACAAGTATCTTTTTTCTCGTACCCACGTTGTTTCCATTTAGGAATACCATGCCCTGCTCCGTTGCGTAAACATGTTTCGCACAGCTTTCGATAATAAGTTTTATTACCTTTTTTATAGTTTATTGCTGCTGGACGCTGTCCGCAAGTGCATAATGGTCTCATATTGTATTTACCTCACCTTTTCGGTCCC